AGCGGAACCAGCAGCACCATCAAGCTGACGGCAGGCGGAACAGAGATCACCAGCGCACAGATCAACCTATCCGGCGTTGTGACATTTTCGGATTTGAGTACCTGGAACCAGGATAAGACAATCATCAACGGCGGAAACATTACCACCGGGCAGCTGCATAACCTCAACTACACCACCGTGTACGACCTGGACAACGCCTGGATACGTATGGGCACCGAGGCCGGTGAGCGCGTATTTTTGGACAACCGGCACATCGCATGGTATGCAACCATCAACACCGGCAGCATCGGCCTGACCGGCGTGCTGTACTCAGAGGCTGGCAGCTCCTACATTGGGGCGTGCAGCAAGTACGCCAAGTACGGCTGGGTTGACGGCCTCAACCCGACATCTTACGTTGGGATGCAGATCACCTACAACCGCAGCGATGACAGCGACGCCGATTTTAACACGACCCGGGTGGGTGTCTCCGGCAAGCTGAATGTACACAATCTGGACGTTTGGGGCAGCAAATCCCGCGTGGTGCCTACCAGCTTCGGCGCGCTGAAAATGGCCGCATTTGAGACGCCGCTGCCAACCTTTGCGGACTGGGGCAAGGGCCAGTGCGGCCCCGAAGGCTGGTGCCTGATCGTACCTGATCCGCGCTATGCGGAGACGGTGGCCCAACATGGGCAGCTGACCTGGCTGCTGACGGACTGCGATGGCACCGGCCACCTGTGGGCTGAGGATTGCGGCCAGTACGCCATTGTACATGGCGCACTAGGGCAGTGCTTTGCCTGGCTCTGCATGGCGGCGCAGAAGGGGTACGAGGGCGGCTATGCCGACCGCAGTGACAGCAGCTACCCTGCCGGTGATCCGGCAGGCATTGAGCTGGCCGCCAGCACCGCCGCCCGCGCCCAGGATGAAAGCACCATCGCCGCAGATGACCTGTTAGCTATGGACACCGGCGCAGATGAAACCGCAGACATTCTATTAGATGAATCGGAGGGATTAACATGAAGAAATTATCTGGCGTGGCGGTCGTTACGACCGCCGAAGGCGAACGCGTGAGCTACACCTACATGGAACTGGACGGTAACGGCAACATCACCAGCCAGAACAACCGGGGGTCTTTTGTGGCCCTTGACGAAGAGGTTCTGGCGGCCATTGCCACGCTGAAAAATGCCGTGAACGCGCGGCTTTAAGGAGGAAACACCATGACCGATACCAAACGCATCAAAGAGTGTAGGCGCAAGATTATTGCCGCGATCAACGAAGCGAAAATCCCCTTTGCGGTATCTGAGCTGGTTCTGGAAAACGTGCTTGCCGCCGTGCGGGAGAACATGGCCGCCGAAGAAGCAGCGGCGGCAAACATCGAAACTCCGAAAACAGAGGAAGAAAAGCTGCCGAACTAGGAGAAAAGCGAATGAAACAGGGAACGCAATTTGTGCTGCCCGTGGAAATCGGCATGAGCCTGGACGAGATAAGCCGGATCGAATTTGTATTTAAGCAAAAAAATTATAATGGCTTCCCGGCTATTAAATCCAACGTCTGGCCGGATGACTGCACCCGGCAAGCGGGGCAGAACATCATCCTTATCCCCTGGACGCGGGAAGAAACGTACAAATTCCTGGGCGGCGAAACATTGTACATGGACACCCGCATCACGTTACGGGACAGCACTGACCAGCCGCAGACGGAGATTCTGGCGCTCAAAATGAGCCCGACCTTATTCCAGGAGGTTGATGGTGCATGATCCAGGTGCGAGTGGCCCAACAGAGCGCCGTATCAGTGCGCATTACAGGCACCGCAGTGGTTAGCGCGCCGGAGTATGCAGGGCCATATGACATCACGCCGTTGTTCTCGGCGCAGACCCTGCCCACCGCAAAGCGGCTATTGCAGCAGGATGTAATTATAGAAAAGATACCGCAATACGAGGTGTCCAACGATTACGGCACAACGTTGATTTTAGGAGATGAGTATTATGGCAAATAAATATATTAACAAAGTGATTGTCGGCAAAGAGACCAAGCTGGACTTGACAGCCGATACGGTAACACCGAACACGCTGGCTGAAGGTATCACCGCTCATGATAAGTCCGGTGCCCCTATCGTCGGTACCAGCACCAAGGACGTGGATTCCAGCGATGCAACAGCCGCAGTTGCTGAGGTTCTGAAGGGTAAAACTTTCTATGCACGGGGCGCGAAGCTTACGGGTACGATGCCCAATAACGGGGCGGTATCCGGGAAAATCACTACTGTGGACGGCAAATATACGATTCCTATGGGGTTTCACGATGGTAGTGGTACAGCTGAAATTGATCCCGTCGAACAGGCAAAACTCATAGCGACAAATATTCGTGAGGGCATCACAGTTTTGGGCATTGTCGGTTCGATGAGTGGCAGCGAAGGCATGAAGCCGCAGGCCAAAATTGTTACGCCAAGCTTTGAACAGCAGGTTGTGCTGCCCGATAAAGCGCATAACTGCCTGTCTCAAGTTACTGTGCAGGCGATCCCGGCCACATACGTTGATAACGCCGCGGGCGGGCAAACCCTGACGATCGGAGGCTGATATGGCCGTAAACAAGGTTGTTATTAATGATGAAGTTGTCCTCGACCTGACCGGTGATACGGTGCAGGCTGCCGACCTGCCGAAAGGGGTAATCGCCCACAGTGCCACAGGGGACAAAGTCACCGGAACCACAAACTATGCCGGTTCCAGCAACGCAGGCGGCTCCGCAACGAGCGCCGAAAAACTAAATAACAGACTGACCATCAAACTGAACGGAACCAGTCAGGGCGCATGGGACGGCAGCAGCGCAAAAACCATTGACATAACGGCAGCCAGCGTTGGCGCGACAAACGTTACGCTCAGAAGGTGGTGACAGTTGCATGGGTGTGTATTTAGGCAGCGATGCCGTTGACATGCATGGCGGCTTTGTGACCGGTGGTGCCAGCGGCGTAAAATTGCAGAGCAAAACAGTTACCCCAAGTGAGAATACCCAAACCGTAAATCCTGACAGCAGTTACGACGCTTTAAGTTCCGTCACGGTGGAAGCCATATCGAACACGTATATCGGTAGCAGCGTAACCAAGAAAAGCGCCGCCACTTATACGCCAGGAACGAGTGACCAGAACATTGCATCCGGCCAGTATTTGAATGGGACCCAGACGATTAAGGGTGACAGCAATTTGACTGCGGCCAATATTAAGAGCGGTGTAAAGATTTTTAATGTGACAGGCAGTTATGCCGGGAGCAGCAGTGGCGGAAACACGCCAAACTTGCAGACCAAAACGGTTACGCCCAGCGAGAGCACCCAGACGGTAAGCCCGGACAGCGGATATGACGGACTGAGCAAAGTGACCGTGAATGCGATATCGAGCACTTATATTGGCAGTGATGTGACCAAAAAAAGCGCAGCAACTTACATCCCGAAGACAACCAACCAGAGCATTGCATCTGGGCAATACCTGAGCGGGACACAAACAATCAAGGGCGATGCAAACCTGGTGGCCGGAAACATCAAAAGCGGTGTGAGCATTTTTGGCGTGACAGGAACTTATGCCGGCGGCGGGAGTTCCGGCGGCAGTGGCAATAACAATGTGGAGGCTTATGCCATTACGGACACCAACCCCAGCGTTAGTTTTAGGCGTACTGACGGGGCAATCAAGATTTGGGGCTACGGCACCATGACCAGTTCCGGCGGCTGGGGTCAGCAGACTACGAGCCTGATCGCGTTTGCGGGCGACAAGTACTACAAGAGCGCCATGTACGGCGGCCCAAGCAGCACCGGTCTGAGCCTAAGCATCAGCAACGGCAAGCTCTCCGGCCTGCCGAGTGGACTGACGGCGATCAACGCTGTCGTTACGAGAGGTATATGATTATGGCAACTGATACAAAGCTGGACAGCCTGGTGATCAACTACCTGACGCAAGCCCAGTATAATAATGCTAAGCGTGAAGGAACGCTGAACAGCAACCAGATCTATATGACACCGGCCTCCTCCAGTAACTATACGCTGCCTGCCGCTACCAGTTCAACCCTGGGCGGGGTGAAAATCGGGAGCAACATCACGGTGAGTTCCGGTACGATCAGCCTGACAAAGGCGAACGTGACAAGTGCTTTGGGGTACACACCGCCAACAACCGACACCAAGTACACACTGCCGACAGGTAATGCTTCGACCGCGGGCGGCGTGAAGCTGAGCGATTCGACCAGTTCAACCAGTTCAACCAGCGGAGGAATTGCAGCAACACCAGCAGCGGTAAAAGCAGCCATCGCGGAAGCAAAACTTGCGGCCTGGCCGATTGGCAGCATTTACATGAGCGTAAACAGTACAAGCCCGGCAAATCTATTTGGTGGCACGTGGGAAAGAATATCTGATACTTTCCTGTTTGCTGCTTCCAGCAGTTATCCCGCAGGTAGTACTGGGGGCGAATTCGCCCATACGCTTACACAAAGCGAGCTACCGAATTATTCGTTGTCTGTGACCAACGGAAGCAACGTAATACGCTCCAAAACCGGAAGCACTGCGGATGCGTATGTCCAAACACAATCAAGTGGCTGGGGTATTCCGAACTGGGAATCCAAAACCGTAACAGTCGCCTCCGGCGGTTCCGGGGCAGCCCACAACAACATGCCGCCTTATTTATCGGTATGGATGTGGAAGAGAACAAGATAAGGAGGATAAAGATGCGGCTGAAGAATGAAGAAGCCCTGCTGCATTGGCCCCTGGCCCAGCACATTATCACCGCAGGCTGGCTCTACAATGACGGCAGCCTGCACCGGGCGCTGGATTTCCGCGCGGCGGTGGGCACGCCGGTATACGCCGCAGAGGGCGGCACAGTGGAGACGGCCTACCGCTGGAACGGCAAGCGCACCCAGGGGGACATCAACAGCTATGGCAACATGGTCAAGCTGCGCCACACGACCTACAAGTATGGCACCCTCGAAACCCTGTATGCCCACCTGAGCAAGCTCTGCGTGACTCAGGGCCAACAGGTGCAGGAGGGGCAGCTGATCGGCTACAGCGGCGATACCGGCAACTGCTATGGAGCACACCTGCATTTTGAGGTGCGGTGGAGAGGCAACCGCACCAACCCGCTGAACTGGTTGGACAACGATTTCAGTACGGCCAGCGGCGCGGTAAAATTGGGCAGCTACAGCAGCGTAGCGCACAACATGAAGGAAGTGGAATACATGAATTATGCTATTGACGTAAGCAAACACCAAGGCAAATTTGATTGGCAGGCGGCGTATGACAAGGGCATCCGCCATGCTATGCTGCGCGCCGGGTATGGCCGCTACAGCAGCCAGAAAGACCCCCAGTTTGAGCGCAACGCCGCTGAGTGCACCCGCCTGGGCATCCAGTACGGCGCGTACTGGTACAGTTACGCCACCACCCCGGCGGAAGCACGGCAGGAGGCCCGCTGCTGCCTGGCAGCGATTAAGGGCAAGCATCTGTGCCTGCCGGTGGCGTATGACATTGAGTATGAGCCGTGCATCCTGCGCCTGACCAATGCCCAGCGCACCGCGCTGGTGGAGGCATTCCTGGGCGAGGTCGAGGCGGCTGGATACTACGGCATCCTGTATGCGTCCTGCGATTTTATTCGCCACCGCTTGGATTACAAGGCGCTGTCCAAGTATGATATCTGGGTGGCCCAGTACGGCAGCGCCTGCACCTGCCCCCTGCCGTATGGCATCTGGCAGTACAGCAGCCGCAACGCGCTGGGCATCCCCGGCTACGGCACCAGCCTGGACTGCAACCGGGTCTACAAGGACTATGAGCAGTTGATGATCCAGGCGGGCCTGCAGGGCCACACTGCGCCCACCCCGGAGGACACCACCCCCAACAAGCTGGACAAGCAGCGTATTACCATTGGCCGTATCTCCAGCGGAGACCGTGCAACCATCCGCGCCCTGTGCGAGGGACTGGGGCTGATCGCGGCGGGCCTGTACCGCGAAACCTGTGCAGATGGCAACCAGTGGATGCTGGACGTTGGGCCGGTATCCAGCGGCGATGCCTGGTACATTATGCGCAAGTGCGCAGAGCTGCAGCTGATTGAAGCAGGGCTGTACAAGGCCGAATATGTGGGGTGATACGGTGAAAAAATTGTTTATCTCCCAGCCGATGCGCGGCAGGGAGTATGACGCGATCATGGCCGAGCGCAAGGCGCTGATCGCCGACGCGGCTGTGGCGCTGCGTACCGATGATGTGGAGGTGCTGGACACCTACTTCCAACACCTGGACAAGCCGCCGCTGCAGCTGCTTGCCCGGGCGCTCGAAAAGATGGCGGACGCCGACGCGGTGATTTTTGCGCCGGGCTGGCGGGACGCCCGCGGCTGCCGGGTGGAGCATGTAGTGGCATCTGAGTATGATCTCAAAATCATCCACGGGAAGGAGGTGGTTGTGTGAACGATTTCTGGAAGAACCTTGCGGCGCTGATCAAGGTCAAAACGATTGTCACCATGGTGGTCATTGGCGTTTTTGCTGCCATGGCGCTGACCGGCAAGTTTCAGCCCGACACGGTGATGACTGTGGTGACCATGGTTGTCGCCTTCTATTTCGGTACGCAGATGGAAAAGTGACCCCTGATAAGATCATCTTTCGCCCCTTAGAAAGGATGATCTTATGCAAAGTTTTCTCGGCTGGATTGGCGGAAAAAGCGCCCTGCGCAACGCAATTCTAAACCGTTTTCCGGATAAGGTTGGTCGTTATATTGAGGTTTTCGGCGGAGCCGGATGGGTGCTCTTTGGCCGTGATCCGGTGCCCGGCCAAATGGAGGTATTCAATGATGCTGACGGTGAACTGATCAATATTTACCGCTGCGTCAAATACCATCCGGAAGCCCTTCAAAAAGAGCTGGATGGGCTGCCTGATTCGCGGGAGGTCTTCTTCGACTATGCCGCACAAGAACATATTCGAGGAATGACAGACATCCAACGTGCGGCCCGCAGCCTGTATCTGATCAAGATTTCGTTTGGTTCTGACCGGAAGACCTTCGCAACGGCACCAAAGATAGCAAGCAACATTTCTGCATCTTTTTCAGCAGTGCAGGAGAGGCTGCGGAAGGTTATCATTGAGAATTTGGACTTCGAACACTTGATCCATACTTACGACCGCCCGGATGCACTGTTTTACTGTGATCCTCCATATATCGGCACGGAATCCTATTACCGGGCGCCATTTACCACGGATGATCACGTCAGACTGGCCAATGTGCTCCACAACATCAAAGGCCGCTTTCTGCTGTCTTACAATGATTGTCCGTTGGTCCATGATCTGTATGGAGATTGCCAGATCGAACCTCTCACAAGGCTCAATCAGTTGCCAGCGGCGGGGCCGACCGAGTACAAAGAGTTACTGGTTTGTAACTATTTATAACCCCTGGCGTTATTTTCCGACAAAAGCGAGACGCCACAAAGCCCCTTGCGCTACACTTGTGCGTAAGGGGCGATTCGATGATCAAAAATCATTTGTCGCGTATCCTCGGAGACAGGCGTTGGACGCAAGCAAGGTTGGCCGAAGAGACTGGTATACGGCCCACAACGATCAGCCATCTCTATAATGAGTTTGCGGAGCGTGTGAGCTTTGAGCAGCTGGATCTTATATGTGAAGCGTTGGACTGCTCCATATCGGACCTCTTGGAGTACATACCAAATGCACAGCGACGCACTGGAAAGGACCTGATACGCGACAAGAAAAGCAATCTTAACAAAGTATAGAAAACGGCATTTAAGCAGTCTTTTGGGGTTGCTTAAATGCCGTTTTCTGTTTTTATACCCTGCAAATATTTGTCAGCAGATTTTGTCATTTCAAATGCAAAATTTTTTCATTTTTCGCGAAA